ATAATTCAAGTTGTCTTTGTATATATATGTTGGAATTTAAATTATCTTTATAAAAATAAATATTATAAGATACCCCGTTTAGTATTTTTATGTTACCGTGTTAAAGTTGCCACGAATTTCATAAATTAGTTTGGATGTTGGTATCCAATCATTTGATGTTTGCAACTGCAATTTTATAGTTGCGTTTGTTGGTGTTAGAGATGTATCCAAAATTTGAGCCGATACATATTTATCGTTAAAATTGTTATTTGTTTGATTAAGTATTACTCCAGGCTGACTATAAGCATTATTATCACCCTTTTGAAAAAAACATTCACAGGAATACCCAACTGGACCACCACCATTCCATTTTCCGTGTAAAGTCACTTTTGAATAAATGGTTTCGTCTGCCGGTATATCAACGATCATTACATCCGAAAAAGAATTTGATATTGTAGATAATGCTTTTGACCCAACCAATATTGTTCCACCTGCAAAAAAAGCATTTCCACATCCCCAAATTACACCTCCCACGTTTAATGATCCACTTTCCGTCAAATACGTTCCTATAGCTACAGGATCTCCGTTTGGATTTATTATAACAGATCCACTTATTATTGATGATCCCTGTATTATTAAAGAACTACCGGTTTCATTACCACCATATATTGTTTTTACATAAGCAACTGATGAAGAAAGAGTTGTTATAAAACCATTAGCCCACCGTCTTATTAAACTTCCAAGACTAAACGTATCATCGGAGACTGGAATTACACTTGATGAAATTTCAACCAAACTAGAAGAAATTTGTCGTATCGAACTTGTATTTGATAGAGTAGAGTCACTCCAAACCGGAAAATAACCATCAGTTCCGCCACGAATGTCTGACGATGAAATATAACTTGATGATAACGAATAACTAGACGATATTGCATGATTGGAGTTTTCAGCCCACCAAGCAAAATCAGCAGTTTCGGAAGAAATTGAAAGACTAGACGAAACCGAAGAAAAAACATAACTTGAAGTTGATGTATAGCTAGATGTCGTTGAATAACTAGAAGTCAACGAATAGCTCGAACTTTCCGAGTTTAACGAAGATCCAGATACATAACTAGCTGTTAATGCATAACTCGAACTAAACGACGAATCCGATATTCCTGAGTTTATTGCATATGAAGCAGTTCCGTAAATTTGACCTGTTACCGTGAGTGATCCTGTTATGATGACAGTTCCGGAAACATCCAATGTAGCATTGACATACGGTTCCGTGTCGGTTTTTCCAATACCAATTCCGAAAAGGGTATCCAACGTGTGAGTTTGAGTCTCGGCAATTTTATATGCTGTGGTAGCTCCTGGAACAACATAATATCTAGCTAATCTGTTTGGGTGACCTGCAATTAATGTATCAACACCGTAAAGAGTCGATCCTGCACCTACCGAATTTTTTCCTATTGTTGTTTTTTGAACAGTACCGCTCGATTTCAACAAATCGGCCATACTTCCAGCTGTCAATATTCCATGTTCATCCAAATAAAAAATGGCAGATGAACCGGAAATATTAACTTGTTCGTATTCAGTATTGTCAACATTCCTTTGAAAGAAAGAGACATCCAATTTATTTACAGAAAAGCTCATTAATTTAAATATTACTTATCAGTGACCATAAATAAATATGGATGTATCACGAAAATAAAAAAGGCCGACAACGATTTGTCGGCCCTTTCTTAAATAATACCAAAACCCCCATTAAACTGTCCGAATTGACCCAGGAGGCAATGGTTCTATCGGATTTAACTGATTAGGAGGTTGTTGAGCTCTCCTAGCCAATTCTTGATTAATTGCCCTCAAATTGTTTTGAAGAAACTCAATTTGACTCAAATGATCATATGCCAACGCTTTTAATTCTACCAAGTTTATTTCAGATAATTGTTTTTCCATATTAGTAACCTTTTTGTTAATGTTTACGTTTATATATAGTTTTAACAAAAAGAAAGTTTTAAAAATTTGTTATTTTATTAAGACGATCCTGACAACGCAGAGAAGTTTATTTCGTTTTTGTAAGATGTTATATCCTGATTGTCAATAGCACCATTTTTTGGTTCAGTTCCGGCAACAATGTTTGGATACGTCTGACTTCTCCACCTATCTTTTGTTTTTTCATTCATTTTTTTAATCCAATCAGATTCAACAACCTCAGTTCCAAGAACAACTTTTTTGGCAGTAAAGGTTTTTTCTGTCGTGGATTTGAATCCATCCAATCCTGGAGCAAACAGATCCGGCAATAAATACCCCCTAAGAGTCAAATCAAACTCTGTTTTGATCAATCTATCACTATCACTCTGAACTTCAGTTGTGTGACCATAAGAATCAACCGTTGTTCTAAACCTAAAACCTTTTTCACTTCCCCAGTAATCGTTTGTTTCAAAGTTAATTCGTTCGATCAAAGCATTCATTTGTTCAATATACTCTGTCCAAATAATAAATTTATAATTAAAATTCATATGGTCAGGCATGACAACATTGTAAACACTGTTGATTGGTGCCACCTTCCCCATCAAAGCACTAAATTTTGTATATTGATTTTTTTCAGAATATTTTTTTATTACAGAATAACGGAGATATTTGTTAAAAGTCATCATTCCTTTGTCCGATTCGGAACTGACTCTGTAAAATACTAAAGCAGGAAGAATTATTCGTCCGTTGTTATCCCTCATAAATCCATCATTTCTAACGGATTTCCATTTCTCGGGAGAAGCATACGAAACTGGAACTTTTATGTGGTTGCCGTTATCAACAACGGACAAATCCATTTTTTGGAGATGACCAAAAACAGTTTCGTCAATATCTTTTATTGTTACCGTGAAATTTTTTAGTTTATCAGTTTCACGGTTGACATGCAAAGATCGGTTGTTATCAATCCGTTTTTCAGATAGGTTTGAATCTTCCTGAATTGGATTTGGAACCGAATTCGTATTATTTCCTTTCCACGCCATATTAAACCTTTATAACCTTTAACTTTTTCAAATTGTCGATTGATAACTTGCATGCCTTTATAAATACATCCTGTGGAGAGTTTGCTTTAAAATCAGATTTTAAAATATCAATTGCAGTATACTCATCAACTGAGTTCAGACCATTATCCGTCAAATATTCTTCGATTGTATTTACCATGCTGTTTACCAAACGTTGTAGTTTAAAATCCGAATCGTTTCCAACTTCCTTTAAACATTCTTTTATTAAACTTTTAAATTCTTCTTTTTTCATGATTAGAATTGTCTATTCACCAAATTTAGTTTTGAGAGTTTTGAATAATGAGTATTACAAATTATGGAATGACTTTTATCGGAAATTCCACCCAGAAACTGTTCCTGGACTACGTTATCAATTTCATGATAACGTTCATTAAACATAATTATATCACCAATTTCAGGGAATAAATTGATTACTTTTAACATATTCTCCCTAAATTTAAATACGACATCTTGTTTTCTATCAGGACCAAACTCGTTATATTCGGTGTTAATATCCGCCCTTTCTATTAAAGAAGTGATCTCGACACCTGGATAAAACGTTATTCCTGTATTCGGATCGGATTCCCCATATACATTAACTTTGGTCTCGTCAACACAAACTTTGTATATGGTAACTTCCGTTTGAATAATATCCCCCATTAGTTCAGCATTGAACGAATTGAGAACTTTCAAATCTCTGCCAGAAAAATAACGTCCTGCAAATCCCATAATTATCTTATGTTATGTATTTTTCTAAATACATCATATCCATAAACCACATCACCGGAGAATGCATATACACCAATATCTATTTTTCCGTTTGGATACTTTGCGTTGACATATTGATATTTTTGTCCACCCAAAACAAAAGGATTTTCTCCTTTGCGTTCAGAAACATATTCGACATACAACGGATTTTTATCCGAATCTGGTCCAATGTTTTCATTCATTATGGATTTGATACACTCTTTTATTATTTGTTTTAACTCTGATTTTTTCATAAATTATATAATATAAATATACAATAATCGTTTATTAAAATAGAAAAAACTAAAATGATATCCAAACCCATTATGATAGTTTATTCAAAAAGTTTATAATATCTAAAATCTCATCTTTCAATTGATTATCATATTCCGAATCAACCTCAACATTGTTATTTAAATAGTTTTCCATCCAAGGCATAATAATTTCAATTTGAAATCTTCTCAATTCCACCAAAATCAGACTTTTTGGATGTTTTTGTTTGAACTTTATTATTTTTAAATATAATTGATCTACAAGTTTGGTTATGTCACCATTTGATTCTAAAATCATATTCCAAACTCTTTTTTGCCGAGTTCTTTAATTTTTTGTATTATTTTAGACCCTTTAAAAACCAATTGTTTTTTTCCCTCCGCTCGTTGATCCAATCCAATCTCATTGATACACTCTTTTATTATTTGTTTTAACTCTGATTTTTTCATATTTTTTAAGCAATATAGATTAAAGTTGGAACCATTTTTAAAACCGAATTCATTTTTTCGGCTTCCAAGGCTTTTAACTCCATTTGAGCAGATTTCCCTGATTTCTCAAGCATATCTTTCAAATTCGTGACCAACTGATCTTTTTCTTCTTTAGCTTCTGTTCTCAACTCAGCACCATCCAACGTTACTTCTCCTCCCGGAATTGGTATTGTTTGATATTTCTGTCTGATAGATCCCAAAATCTCTTTGCAACAGGCCAAGAAATATTTCCAGATCCACTGTCTAGCAGGTTGATTTAGTTTTGAATATACCACGTTATTATAAGGAATATTTGAGAAATCAGAGGCGTATTGATAGTTTGCACCATCTTGAAGTATCCCTTTGTATTTATCTTTTTTCAAAACATAATCAAAATACATTTTAAAATCGTATGTGGGTATCGGAAACAACCTTATGTTGTTATTCATCACCTCAAACGAAAATGCAGATTTACGAACCATGTCATTAAACTCAATAGCTTGGCCCCTTAATAGATCCTCAAAAATCGGAGTCATTAAAAATTGTGTTGCTGGTGAATAAGCACCGAAACCAAGTTCGGTTAAAACGTTACTATAACTCATACCAGTCATACTCATTGGATCGTAAATTCTTGCAAAAGCTGGTGGTCTATCGTGGAAAACCCTTCTGATCTCCAATCTATCAAAATTTTCAACTGTATCCCCCCATAAAGCTTGCATATCATACGTCTGTTGATTTGCGTGAACCTCTATAAACCCTTTTTTGACAGGAACTTCACCACCAACCCCAGCTTCCGATCCATATCCATCAGCAAGAGCCGTAATATACGGCAAAGACGATCCTTTTACGTTTATTCCAGATACGTTTGGATTTTCGGATAATGACATTCCCTGTAAATTTGAAATATTGTTGACGATATTCCATTGATTAATTTGGGCCGAATACTCGTTTACAGCCTCTTCAAACGCAGCATAAAAATTCACATCAACCAATTCAACATCAACGACGGGATATCCAAGCCTATCAGCTGCCCATTTAGCTGCTGACATGCAATCTTTAACAAATACTACATCGGAGTCATAAATTCCGAATGGTGTTAGTCCTGGTACGCTTGATCCACTTCCAGGCCAACGAATTCTATCTTGATCTATTGTTGACATAAATATTTATATATTTTCTAACTATAAATATGAAATGATACCCTTTTACTTTAAAAAATGTTTGTACAAATCATTTGGTTGTATCAATGATATTTATTGTTTATAAATAACCAAACAAATATGTTTTTATGTAAAAAATGGGGAAATGCTGAAGTTAAGTGGGATTTGGCCAACTGGAAGTGGTCAGAATGTCAATTGGTCG